TTATGCTTATACGTTTACTCAAAATACCAATTCTGGAAATACCGCATATGCATCACATACTGTAGGTAATAATGCCTATGGTTCTACTGGCGCATATATTGATATGGGTGTAAACAGTACAACATATAATGCTACTGCGGCTGGTTACCCAATTAATAGTCTTTCTTTACCAAATACGACCTTTATTGAATCCACTAATGGGGATATAGCAATTGGTTCATGGGGCGCTAACGCAGTTCACTTTGTAGTTAATGGAACCACAACTACCCAAGATGCACTGACAATTAGTTCTGCTGGAAACGTCACCACTCCTAACGTTTTAACTGGCGCAGAAGTGGTAGCAAGCAATGGTTTAATGGTTAATAGCAATACAGTTTCAGCTAGTTATTCAATACCAAGCGGTTCTTCAGCAACATCTGCTGGACCAATGACGGTGGCAAGTGGGGTTGCGGTAACAGTGCCTAGCGGCTCTCGTTGGGTAGTCCTATAATGTTTGGAATCACGGCATTTGCTCAGTCTCCGTTTGCAACTTTAGGTGGAAACTCCTATTCTGTTGCTCTTTCTGAAGCAATTACTTTAGCTGATTCAATTGTAAGTACAGCAAGCTTTGCTGGGTCTATTTCTGAAAATATTACGGTTGCAGACTCTATTTCTGTAGCTGCTGCATTTGTTTCTGCCATCACAGAAAATCTTAGCCCTGCCGAGGCGGAAACAGTATTGGCTTCTTTTGTAGTTCAAATTACCGAAGGAACAATTACTGAAACGGATATAGATTCCGTTATTGCTACATTTAATGCCTCTATTAGTGAAGCAATTATTACCGAGACTGATGTTGAATCTGTTATTGCGACATTTACGGCAGCTATTGCTGAAGCCTTAACTGTAGCAGATTCTCAGACCGTTACGGCTGCTTTTGTAAATGCTATTTCCGAAAACGTCAATATTGCGGATATAAACTCTGTAACAGCAACATTTGCCAATAACATTACAGAAAGTTTAAACGTTGCAGAAACAGAATCTGTAATTGCAACATTTGCTGGTTTAATTACTGAAAATAGCGGATTAGCGGATTCTCAAGCTGTTGCAACTGCGTTTATTGCAGCCATATCAGAGAATGCTGTCTATGCTGATGTAAAGAGTACTACCGCAGCATTTAGCAGTTCAATTACAGAAAATATTGTTTATGCAGATGCAGTGGCGGCAACAGCAGCTTTTGTTGCAGCTATTACAGAAGCACTCAGCCCAGCAGATGCGCAGTCAGTGATTGCTAACTTTGTATCAAGCATTACTGAAGGAACTATTACTGAATCTGATATTGATACTGGTTCTTATCTAGTATTTGCCTCTATTAGCGAAGGTTTAAGCGCTGGTGATTCTGCTACAGCTATTCAAATCTTTAATGCCACGATTTCTGAGTCCGTAGCTCTAGCAGATGCTATCACTGCTTTAAGAACGGCAAACGGTAGCGTTTATGAAGCAATTACCACTTTAGATGGACTAATTGCGGGTGGATGGTTTAAAATAGACGATAGTCAAACCCTGTCGTGGACTGCTATTTCCAATACCCAAGGAAGTGGCTGGACATCTATTTCAGATTCCGAAACACCAAATTGGGTAGTAATTAATAACAGTCAATAAGGAATTATTGTGACAACTACTTATTCACCTTCGCTAAAGCTGTCCCTGCTTGGTACTGGAGACCAATCGGGTACATGGGGTACGACCACCAATAATAACCTAGGAACCCTCCTAGAACAGGCTATCACTGGTGTAGCGGCTATTAACCTCAACAGCATCAGCGCTTATACCTTAACTAATTTAAACGGTGTATCAGATGATGCCCGTAATATGTGCCTTATCTTCTCAGGCACTCCTTCTGCTGCCCCTACTATTACCGCCCCAGCACAGAATAAGCTTTATGTAGTTGTCAATAATACAACCCAAAACCTAACAATGGTGGCTTCTGGTGGCGCAGTATCTTTGGTCATTCCAGCCTTAACTACCGCTCAATGTTATTGCGATGCCTCAAATGTGAGCGGGAACGGTATTGGATTTTATTCCGCCCAGACTACAGCGGCAGGAAACTGGAACGTTAACGGTAACTTAAAGGTTAGCGGAACAGCTACGATTACGGGAGAAATATTTGGCGCAATTAGTAATTTGTATGGCGGAACAGCCTTAGCACTACCGTATCAATCTGCCCCTAATACGACAACTTTCACGCCCGCGGCATCTTTAGTTGGCACTGCTTTGGTATATAATGGAACAGGGTTTGTCTGGAGTACAGTAGCTTCTGCGGTAGCTTCTGGCGCTATTTATGAGAACACAACCAACATTACCCAAAACTATACGATGACCACAGGAAATAATGGTGAGTCAGTAGGACCAATTACGGTGGCAAGTGGGGTTTCTGTACAAATTCCTAGTGGCTCTAGATGGGTAATATTATGAATTTATACTGGATTCGCCACAAAGACCATACTGACATATTTAGTCAGGGTTATGTAGGTGTGTCTAATAATGTTAAAAAACGCTGGTATGACCACAAAACATATACCAATAATGCCCATTTAAAACATTCTATGGAAAAGTATGGGTGGGACAACTTAATTAAAGAAATTGTTTTAATTGCCGATGAAGATTATTGCTTAGATATTGAGAATAAACTCAGACCAAGTGATAAAATAGGTTGGAATATTGTAATGGGCGGTGGAAAACCTCCTAGTGCATTGGGTAAGAAATTTGTTCGTTCTGAAGAATATAAGCAAAAACAAAGATTAGCTCATCTTGGTCAAAAAGCATGGAATGTTGGTATAAAATTGACTGAAGAACAAAAGTCTAAACAATTTAACCTTGCTGATTACATGAAAGATAAAGTCAGCCCAAGAAAAGGTGTAAAACACAGTAAAGAGACTATTGAAAAAGTAAGACAAGCTAAACTTGGAACTGTTATGGCTGAAGAAACAAAACAAAAACTCTCTTTAGTTAACAAAGGTCGTAAGTTTCAATTAGTTACTTGTACGGTTTGTGGTAAAAAGGGCGGAGAAACAGGCATGAAAGCCCGTCATTTTGAACGTTGTACTGGACTAAAGCAATACAGAGCAAGAGTTACATTAAATGGTAAACGAATGTGGCTTGGAAAATTTGCTACAAAAGAACAGGCTGATATGGCAATCAAAAACGCACAATTAGGAGTTAAGTAATGGCATCAATTAATATTGCTGGAGATACATCGGGAAGTATATCGCTGACGGTTCCTTCAGTAGCAGGAACCAATACGGTGACTATACCTGCAAATTCTGGGGTCGTAATGGTTAGCGGTAATATGCCAGCGTTTAGTTATTATGCAAGCTCTGGAACTAGTATTAGTGCTGGAACATATACAAAAATATTATTTCAAACACAAGAATTTGATACAGCAAGTGCAGTTTCTTCAAGCAAATTTACACCACAAGTAGCTGGTTATTATTTAATAAATGCTTCTGTCAATTTAACTGGAAGCACAACTGCTGGTTATGGAACTGCTAATATTTATAAAAATGGTTCTATTTATAAACAAGGTTCAACTTATTCTTCTACAACTAGCTCTCCAGCAGCTTCAGTAAATAGCATAGTGTATTGTAATGGCTCAACTGATTACATAGAAATATATGTAGTAACTCCCGGAAGCATTACAAGTGGAACTGGTCAAGCATATACATGGTTTAACGGTTCATTGTTAAGGGCAGCATAATGACTTTATACGAAAAAATTAAAACAATTTATCCAAGTCTTGAAGATAAAGACTTTTTGACTGTTATTGAATTGCGTAACGATTCAGACGGCAAAGGCGATTACATAAAGTCTTGGAATCACCCTACCCTAGCTAGACCAACAGATGAGGAATTAGCATAATGTTTCGACCAACGGCACTTTTGGTTCAGACACACAATGTGACTGGCTTAAAGTATTTCTGCAAAACAATACACTTGAACAAGGTTCATTGGTACAAGGGTAGCGGAACTGTTTGGAAACGGCATTTAAAGAAGCATGGCAACGATGTAAGCACAGGCATTATGGGCGTTTACTATGACCGCCAGCGTTGCGTAGAAGCCGCTTTAGAGTTCTCTAGAACGCATAATATTGTGGCATCTAAAGAATGGGCTAACCTTGTTGAAGAAAACGCTGAAACAGGGGCTCAAGGCGGTGACAAACACCCTAATTGGGGCAAACCGCATCCGCAACGAGGTACAACTACATCCAAGCTAAAAGGTCGCTATGTAGGCGAATTAAACCCTATGTACGGCAAACCTAGCCCTATGCGTGGTAAACACAATGCTGGTGCTAGTTTGGCTCATAAAGGTCGTGCAAGACCTGAAGGCGGTGGCAAAAAGCCCCATGCCGTTATTGGTATGAAGGATGGTATTACAGTAGAATTTAAGTCGGTAGCTGATGCCGCAAGATTTATTAATGGTAGCCGTTCAAGTGTCCACAAGTGTTGTAGTGGTAAAGCTAAAACTGGCGGTGGTTACACTTGGAAATATAAGGAGCAACAATAATGCCGTATGGACAAATCAATGCTGACCAAATAAGCACTAGCGTACAAGGTTATTCGCTTGGTGCTGGCAATTCATCCCTGCTAAAAAATAAAATAATTAACGGGGCGTGCGTTATTGACCAAAGAAATGCTGGTGCTAGTGTTACAATTACATCTGATGGTCAATATACAGTTGATAGATTCAAATGCAACGCCAGTCAATCTTCCAAAATTTCAGCACAGCAAAACGCTGGTTCTGTAACTCCTCCAGCAGGATTTAGTAATTATCTAGGTATAACTTCTTTATCTTCTTATTCTATTGGTTCTACGGATTATTTTGCCATAAACCAAAATATTGAAGGTTATAACATGGCAGACCTCAATTGGGGAACTGCTAATGCTAAAACAATTACTTTATCTGCGTGGGTTTATTCCAGTTTAACTGGCACTTTTGGTGGATGCGTAAGGAATTCATCAGGTGGGTATTGCTACCCATTTACATATACGATTTCTTCAGCAAACACTTGGACACAAATTAGTGTAACTATTGCTGGCCCAACAAGCGGAACATGGGGTGGAACTAATACAACTGGAATACAAGTTTATTTTGGTCTAGGTGTTGGTTCTACTTATAGTGGAACTGCTGGTGCATGGTCTACAAATCTTTACCTTTCAGCCACAGGTGCAACATCCGTAGTAGGAACAAGCGGTGCAACCTTCTACATTACTGGTGTTCAACTAGAAGTAGGAAGTAGTGCTACTGGATATGAATATCGTCAGTATGGTCAAGAGTTGGCTTTGTGTCAGCGTTACTTGCCAGCTTTTACGGCTGCAACACCAGCACCTTTATGTCCTGCTTATACAACTAGCACCACCAATGCTAGAGGAATTTTTATTTTACCTGTAACTGTTAGAAGTGTTCCAACTGGTATTGTTACAAGTGCTGCTGGAACATTTGGATATAGCTCAGGAAGTCCTTTTACCGCATCTGCTGTAACTCTTAATAATAGTGGCTCTGCAAATGCTTGTTGGGTTGATTTCACTATTTCAGGGGCTAGTGCAAGTTCAGGAGGAACAATTTATTGCCCATCAGGAACGGCAACAATTTACTTTACAGGATGTGAATTATGACAACTTGGAAACTTATTAAAGAACCAGTTACAGGACAAGAAAATTCTGTATGGCGTGAGCGTGAAGATGGCAAACAAGAATCAATGTTGATTATTGCAGAAGAATACCAAAAGTGGTTGTCTGAGGGCAACACACCATTACCAGCGGAGAATACATAATGACATTAAAGGCTAAACCAATGCCTTCAATGGATTACCTTAATTCTATTTTGGAGTTTAAGGATGGTATTCTATACAACAAAATTACACGCAATAGTCGTGCCGTAAAAGGTCAATTAGCTGGTGCTGTATCAGGCAAATACAGATTAATTTGTTTACATGGCAAACCATTCCTAGTGCATCGTGTAGCGTATTACATGGTTCATGGCACTTGCCCTGACTTTATTGACCATATCAATGGCGACCGTTTTGATAACCGCATTGAAAATCTACGACCAGCAACACCAAGACAAAATTCTTGCAACATTGGTTTAAATAGCAAAAACACTTCAGGTGTTAAAGGTTTGTCTTGGGCTAAAAAGCCGCAAAAATGGCTTGCTTGTATTCGTTACAATGGCAAGAATAAGAATTTAGGTTATTTTGAATCAAAAGAACTCGGTGCTGAATTTTTAGAATTGGCAAGAGAATTATTACATGGCGATTATGCCAATCATGGATATAAGGAGAATTTACCTTGTCATTAATTCTAGACGGCTCTAATGGGCTAACCTTTCCTAATAGCACTACACAAGCTGTTGCTGGATTAACTAGTTCTTCAACACAGGTTTGTCAAGCATGGGTAAGATTTTCTGTTAGCGGTGGTGCTTGCACTATTGCTGGTCAATATAATGTGTCAAGCGTTTCATATTTATCAACAGGACAATATCAAGTTAACTTTACAAATGCTATTACTGATACAAACTACGCAATACTTGTGTCAGGTGGAGAATCACAAACAAATTATTCTTATCAATCAATTTTAACGACATCAATTCAACCAGTATCTCGTCAAGATAGCGGAAGTTTTGTAAATCCATCTACTATGTCCGTTGCAATACATAGGTAAGGAAAAATAATGAAAATAATTGTGCATAAAAACTCAAACGGTGGTGTAGTTATTACAACACCTTCAGATGAAATGACTATTGAACAAGTATTATCTAAAGATTGTCCAGAAGGTGCAATTATTATTGATTCTTCTGCGCTTCCTCAAGGTGATGATTTTAATTATTTTGATGCTTGGGTATTAAACAATGGTGTAGTAACTGTTGATGCTACCAAAAAAGCAAATTTAATTGCCGCACAACAAGCACAAGAAACAGCAAAGGCTTCTGCACTAGCTAAACTAACTGCACTTGGTTTAACGCAAGACGAAGTAAAAGCACTATTAGGAGCTTAATATGAACTTTACATTTACATGGATTATGGACAAGCTAGGCTATATGCCTAAGATTGATATGCAGGTAGGGAAACTAGATGAAGTGTTTCCTTTTCCTATGCCAGAAAAAAAGCGCAAGCCCGCTTTAAAAAAAGCTACTACTCGCAAAACCACTGCAAAAAAGGCTAAATAAAAGTGAGCTATGGCAGACCCGTTTGGTATAACCGAAGGAGTAAAGGCTCTAAGCGGTAGCCTAGATGCAAGTCGGGAAGCCAGTAAAGGGCTGTCTAAAAGTATTGAAGGCATCCAACACGATGCTGTAGATGTAGCCCAAAAGAAAGCACAGGAAAGACGCAGGGCGGCAAGAGAAGCAGAGTTTAGAAAACAGACAGCACTGATAAGAGCCTTGGAAGAATGGAAGCACAAGAAGCAAATCTCCGATGAGGAGGCAAAGTTAAAGATAGACTTTGTAAAGAAGTATGGCGCTAAAGAATGGGAAGCATTGTTAAAAATTAAACTGGATATAGAAAATCTTGAACGAAAGAATAACGAAGAATTTCAACATGACCTTAAAGAGGTTAGAAGAGTCCAGCTTATGTGCTTTGCACTTGCTGCGCTCATTGCTTGGTATCTTACGTGGGGTAT